GAAGTGTAGTTCGCAATAGGAGAACGCTCCCACCAGTAGTAAGCAGCCTCGCCCTCGTCGCCGAGAGCCTTGATACGATTCCCGCGGCGCTTGTAGTACGCCATCTGCTCGCCGCGGTCAGGGTCATTCTCGGTCCGGTCATGTTCACCGAAGACCTCCATCTCGGAGAAGAGCCAGAGCTTGTCCTCCTCTTCGCCGAACTTGCGGGGCTTGATAGCTGCGATAAGCGCGTCAGGGAGCAGCGCAATAACTTCCTCGTTGAGGTAGCGACGCATATCGCAGGCAAGCCAGCCGCCTTCGTTGGTCCACTCCTTATTCATGCGGTGGTAGCCGAGCAGATTCTTCAGCCCGATAACGCCGTCGTCCATGACGACGAACACAACCTCGCGGCCGTCCTTGAGAGTCTCGACGATTTCATCGCCGACCTTGAGCGTACCCGGATTCGCCCAGTTAAAGGCCCGGGTCTCTTTCGTTGTAATAGTTGCCATAATAAAAACCTCCTGAAAAATGTATTTGCTTATAAGAGCGTTCTGCCCTTGAGAAGCCTTCTGATAGTCCACACGTCGGAGCAGTACATCGGCGTAAACCAGTAGTTCTCCAATGAGTCGTCCGAGCGCATGGGCTCGGTAAGTGAGTTGCCTACTTTGATATAACCGGCGACACCGAGAAGCGAGAGCTGGATATAACACATATAGGCTACGGTATAGTCAATATCCTGCGCGGTCACGAGAATATGATTTTGCCAGTTCAGACCCGCCTTGTGTATCTGCTTAGCCGCGGCGTGAACTCCAGCAATCAAAGTAGCGCCGGCACCGCAAGCGCAGTCGTTAATTGAGATATAGCCTTTCGCCTCGATAGTCGGCAGCACGTTGTCGCAAGTCATTTCCGCCATCATTCGGCAAACATCGTAAGGCGTAAAGAACTGCCCGCCGGAGTCATTGCCGAGATTAAGCGCCATAAAGATACTTCCGAGGAAGTCTTGCTCTGGATTCTTCTCGAGAGCAAGGACCACTTCCGCAGCGAGTTGAGGAAAAATCTCTTGCTCCTTCTTGTTGTACTTCTGAATCCGCTTGAGGTAGAGTTCCTCGCGCTTTTCAAAGTGGGACTTGTCGACCGCGTTCGAGATAGCGCAGGCGTACATCGTAACGAAGTCCTGCCAGACCTCCCACGGAGTCCAGCGGTATGTAAGCTCTCGGAAGAGCTTTACAAAAGGTTGGTCATCGGTCTTTCCGACTCTTTTTGCCATTGAGTTGCCTCTTTTAATAAAGTAGTGTACTAAAGTAATCGGTCCGAAAGAAACGCCCTTGCGGGCGAATCTTTCTCAGACGATATTGACCTCGTAAATGAGGTAGTCGGTGAAGTCTGCCGTGCGGTAAAGGTACGGCGAGATTTGCTGCGGACGGTCGGAACGGCTCTCGACAAAGGCCTGCGCCTTTTCTAAAGTCGAGTAGCCCTCCTGACTGACTTTCCCGAGGCTTGCTTCGGGAATCACTTGAACGATGTAAACTTTCATGTTATTGCCTCCTTACATAATGATTTCAAACTTAGTAAAGTCGTCATTCGCCACGAGCGTGTACTCGCTGCGATTGACTGCGACCTGAGTTTTCGGGCCGTCAGCGTAAGCACTGGTCTCCATATAACCGGTCCAGCGATTTTCGCTCTCTCGGCGAGTCAGCGTCACACGGGCATGGGGAGACGTGCTTAACATGTTCTCCGCCTCAAAGATAGTGAAGACCTGCATGTGACGGCCCTCGGCCTTAAGCTGCTCCGCAATCTCGCGGGTGTTATCGCTCGCGGCAGTTAAAGCGTTGAGCATTTCGTTAAGCAGATAGGTCCGATTGAGTTGCATTCGTAGGTCCTCCTTGAAGTTGGTTGCCGGGCGGTTGGTCTTAGCGTAGCCCTTGAGGATTACTGTTCCCGTTGGCTCCTATTACAAACGCCTTTGCAATAGCGAGTTATTCCAGCTTAAAACAGACTTCTTATTTTAGCCTCGACAGGATTGCCGCCTGACATTATTTATTATGCCGTGTTTTACTGATTTCGGGAGCCGACAAAGCGCTCAGAGTTTTACTGATTTTAGTATGCAGTTCTTACGGGGTTTACTTTCTCGCCTGAACGTGATATAATATATGAACACTCTCGAGCTCAGCCAGTCTTGCGACCGGCCAAGCTCTCGAGCGGACGAGGTTAGTCGTCAGTTACGTATTCAAGGTACTCGGTGTCGGTCGCGAAGAGCATGTACTCTCCGTTTACCAAGCCCATGAATCCGTAGTCGGTGTGGTAGCCGTCCATGATTGACCTCCTTTCTGAGCTCTCGTTGCTGGAACAACGGGGGCTCTTTTCTTTGTCAAGGTTTTCCCCTTGACAATTATTATTTTACCGTGTTTGGTAAGAAAAGGGAGCGCGCAAAACTGCCGGGATTCTGCGAACTTTCTGTTGCATTTCTACCGCAAATAGTAAAAGGCCGGAGCCGTCCCACGAAGGAACGACTCCGGCCTTATCTCTTAGGCGAACTGATTTACTTTTTTCTGTACGGCGGCATAGTCATACCCAGCGGCCTCAAGCCGCTTTTTACGCTCCGCGCCGTTGCCCCACTTGCCTTGCAGGACCTCCCGAGCGAGCTCGTCTACCGATTTACCGGCGCCCTGCTCGGTAGTGATGAAGCCCGAGAAGCCTGCCGCCTGCAGCTTCTTCAGTGTAGCCTCCGCATTCGCCTTGACCTTGAAGGCCCCGACCTGAATCTTGTAGAGGTCTCCGACCTTTACCATGTAGGTATCAAAGCCTTTCGCCTTGACCTTAGCCAGCATGGCGTCTGCGTTTGCCTTAGACTTAAAAGCACCCGTCTGGACGCGATACAAGCCCCCAGACGGCTTTTCAGGCTCAGGCTTGATATTCGTACTCCCGAGGCGTTTGTTGACCTCAGAGGCAATCTGAGCGTGCCGTTCGTAGAGGTATGTACCGGGGCAGCTCTTATTCGCAAACCACCGGTGCACGGTCATGTTCTGCTTGTCCGGCTGACCGATAAGAGACTTGTCGGCCTTCCACTTGAGTTCCTTGATTCCGTTACGCTTGCAAATATCGACGAGCAGGTCGATAAGCGCGGCGTAAGCCTTATCCGTAACGGCGTAAGGCTCTTTGGTGTCGCTGGCGACCTCAATCGTGATTGCACGGTTGTCGTTCGCCGCGTTCGAGGAGCACCACGAGCGGTCTTTCTCCTCGACGTACATGCCGATACGACCGTCATACCCGATACCGTAGTTGCTGGACGCCTGCCGGGAGGGAGGTGCAAACACATTACCGAGGGTCTCGACCGAGCATTGACCGACCACGCAATGGATAGTTACGGTATCGATTTTGTGGTTGCGAGGGCTCGATTTATTCGGTGAGATTTTCGTATAGTTTACGAGCGGGCTGTTACTCATTTTCGGTACCTCCTTCGGTCTTAGCATTCAGGATAGCCACGAACTTAGTAAAGGCCTCCTTGATGTACTTGCAGGCCACGAGCAGCACGGCGCCGATAATAATGAGGTCCGCGAAGAGGTCGGAATACTCCTCGGGAATCGCCCAGCCGACTTGATTTGCGAACAAGGGTAGAGTCGTGATTGCCGTGCAAAGCAGCGTCAGCCCGACCACGAAGGTCAGAATCTTAAGGCCGCTTGCGATGAGCTTGTCCTTATCAAAGGACTCATGCAGAATCTTGATGTTGTACCAGAGCGAAAAGGCAACGTTCGCGAGGTACGCGGCGAGGAAGATAAGCATGGCCCAGCCGATGTTGATAAGGTTTTGCAGTACGCTTTCTAACATGGTTTTAGTCCTCCTTTGAATCATTGTATATATCAGGCCCGTACTTCTTACGGAGCTTGATTCGGTTTTCGGCTTTCGCCTTACTGTAGTAAAAGCCGGTCGCGGTAGCGAGCTCGGCGAAGATGGCGGGGATAAGGTATGCAAGCGGCGAAGTGTCGCCGGTTTTCCAAACAACGGCCAAAGTAAAGACCGTTACGACTCCCGTAGCGGTCCCGACGATGGCGATTATGATTTTGGAAAACTCTCGTTTCTTAGCTCTCATCGGGCGGCGAGACCGGCAGCTCTAAGAACTTGTTATGGAGGTCGTCCATAACGCCGTTCACGCCGAGGGAGTGGTACTGCTTCCAGCAGTTTTCAAAGTTCTCCCGGGCGTAGATAGGAGCGAAGCCGCGTTCCTCCCATTTGTTGTAGTCGTTAATCATCTGCGACCTGAGCAAGGCTTGCAGTCCCGCCTTTACCGCAGCCGTGTCCAGAGCGTTCTTCTTGACGAGGGAGTGCAGGTACTTGAAGATGGCCGCAATGAGCGCAGGCACGCCCAAAAGGCAGAGCCATTGATAAACCGTCATTCAGTAACCTCCTCCCAGCCGTAGACCCCCGGCTCCCAAACATTATTCGCGGCAGTACTTACCCAGTGCTTGCCGTTGTGCGCAACCTTATCGCCGAGCGCGTAGGCGTCATGCGCGCCGAGGGGCTGAGACCATTCGGGGTACTCGGCCGTAGGGTCTCCGATTTCCTTCCAAAGACTTGCAGTAGCCGGCGGCGTCCAATCTGCTTGCGAGCTGTGCGCTTGTACGCAGCGGTACAGTTTTCCTTTGTAAGAGCAAATCGCCTTGACTGCATAAGCTACCGGGTATGCCCATTCCGAAAACTGCTCGGCGTGTTCCGTGAGAGTCGCGTCGTCGAGCTGTTCTGTCTCTGCCATTTTCACGAAAACAAGACTCGCAAGCTCCGGGGCCCGCGCTTTTGCGAGGGCGGTCAGATTCGCCTCAGTCGTGTAGAACTCCCCGGCATGATAGAAGTAGAAGCCGGCGACAACTTCCGTGGGAACACTCTCGACCTCAACGAGGGTATGCCGGTCGCAGAGATACCCGACCTGCTGAGTAGGCCAGAAGGTGTTGGAGTCATTCGAGTAAATCGCGTCGGCTTTGTCCTGCTCGCTGAGAACGACGACGC